CTCGCTTAGATTGCTCATGTATTCACCAAGTTAATGCTTGTGGCTGAGAGGGCTTCACCAGCCTCGATAGAAGTTGAGCCAGTGCCCAGTGTGCCGTCATTTTGAACGTAGTAGGTAGAGCCTACAGTAAGCCCTGTGACGCTTGTGTTTATACCACCCTGCAAGGTGACTGTACCCGTAGCTGTGTCAGATATAGCGGCTTCGGTAATGCCGACGTAAGAAGAGACGTTAGTGCTTCCAACCGTGAAAACGGCTCCGACAGGGATATTTCGTGATGAAGTAGGCCAAAAGAAAACTGACTTTTGTTCATCTGGGTCATAACAGGCCGCCTGTTCGTAAGAAGTTACCGACTGAACAACCACTGGAGAATCAAGCGTTATTGCTGTACCGCTTATAGTTGCAACTAGATAAGTAGGGTAATAAGAATTATCTTGATTTCTTCCAAAAATTATAACTTTGTTAGCAAGTGAGTCATAAACTACTGGAACATAAGGTGCGGTTGAAAACCTTACTGTAGTTGCTGTTTCCGTACCAAATGAAACGCTAGTGCCAGACACCGTTGCAATTACGACAGAAGACAAGTTGTTTGGACTCCCATCGTTTCTGTAAACTAATAAATGCTTGCCGTTTGCTGTGTAAGAACTGCCGTGATTTTCTGTAGCCCGTGAGACTAAAATTACCTCAGAACCAAAAGAAAACGCAGTTCCTGATAAACTAGCTACTATACAAGTGGGGTAGTTACTATTTCCTCCATCTCGATAAAAAACTAAAATTTTATTTTGAGAAGAATCGTAACTAAGGCTTATAAAAGTTGTAGTTCCGCTGTTAAAATTATATTCAGAACCAAAAGAAACCGATGTTCCTGATATGGTAGCTGCTATTAGCCGTCCACCCGAAGAACTATCTTTATAACCTATTACAATTTTTTGAGCAGAGGGATCATATATAGCAGAAATATAAGACGTTGAAGCGGTATTAAAAGTTGTAACAGACCCAAAGCTAATAGACGTTCCTGACACAGTTCCGACTACTGCGTTTCCAATTTCGCCGTTGCTGTAGTCAGCATAACACAGTAAAACTTTTCCAGTATTGGAGTCAAAGGCACCTGCTTGATAATAACAAGTGTCGTTAACGGCCTCTACCTCGCTTCCAAAACTTATAGAGGTGCCTGAAACGTCTCCTACAACCGCATAAGCTCGGTTACTTGGGCCAGAGTACAAAACAACAACTTTGTCGTTAGTTGTGTCATAGACTCCTACGGGATATGCAAAGTTTCCAGTTGAAATCTGAGTAGAGCTTCCAACATTTTCTGTAACACCCGCAATAGCCTCAACCTTGCCATCACTAGTTAGCCCCACAGTCTGACCGCTGGCTAACGTCCCACTCGCTACAAAATCAAAAGACTTTCCTCCAGCACCGCTGGGTAATAAATCGCTTAAATTACTCATGTTGGGTCCACCAAGTTTAGGGCTGTGGCTGAGATGGCTTTGCCAGCTTTAGTTGAAGAAGAGGTCGTAGCTAGGGTTCCGTCATCTTGGACGTAATAGGTAGAGCCTATGGTTAGAGTGTTAGCTAGAGAACCTACTATAGCTTTACCTGCGTAACCCGTTGTAAGTGCAAAGGTAGTTACTGTTTTGTTGGTCGATGAATCGTAAACAGCACTCACTTCTCCGGTAGCTGCCGCACTAAAGGTTGTAGCTGTCCCGAAATTGATTGTCGTTCCGTTAACCGTTCCTACAAGTGACTTACCGCTTGAGACACTGCCATAAGAAATGACTATTTTATTTTGACTAGTATCGTAGATAACGCTACTGCCATAAATTGAAGAAGCACTGAAAACAACAGGAGAACCAAAAGAAATGCTAGTTCCTGAAACCGTTCCTACTATTGCATTTGCTGTAGATGCTCCGGTATCAGTATAACTTATAACTATTTTTTGGGCTGTTGAATCATAAGTTACTGACGCACCATTAGAGTTTGCTGCTTCATAAACAACAGCAGTGCCAAAACTAATACTCGTGCCGCTAACTGTACCGACAATAGCTGTGCCATAACCAGAATTACCGCCATCCCTATATGCAATGACAACTTTGTTATTTGTGGAATCAAACCCAGCACCTTGTCCTTGAACATCCCCCGCCTCGTAAACGACAGGAGAACCAAAAGATACACTAGTCCCTGAAACTGTCCCAACTACTGCTGTACCATAATTAGAATTTCCGTTGTCTTGATACGCTATAACGACTTTATTGCTAGATGTGTCAAAAGTAGAAGCCTGATAACGAGAAGGCGCAGATTCATAAATCACTGGAGTGCCGAAAGAAATAGACGTGCCACTCACCGTTCCAACTATAGCAGTGCCATATTGACTATTCCCATAGTCTGAGTAACCAATTACAACTTTATTTGAATTCGAATCAAATACGGCTGTTGTATATCGAGAATCTGCGGCTTCAAAAACAACTTCTGATCCGAAAGATATAGCAGTTCCTGATACCGTACCTACGATTGCCGTTCCGTAATCTGAGTTGCTATTATCACGATAAGCGATTACTACTTTATTAGAATTGGAATCAAACGCAACAGCCCTCTGATAAATAGTACCGCCATCAAAAGTAGCCGCAGTCCCAAAAGAAAGACTGTAAGGCAACACATTACCCCCAGTAGAAAGCCCACCTTTAACAGCGACTTCGCCCGTGGCTCCCGAAGATATAGCAGCGTTGGTTATACCTATGTAAGAAGAGACGTTGGTTGACGTTCCAGCTATAGTATAAACACGACCGTAGCCATCATCTCCATCATTACCATTTTTAAACGAAACGCCTATTTGTTTATTTGTAGAATCATAGCCTATGCCTACCTCTGTACCGCTTGTACTAATTGCACTTTCACCTTCAATTGTTAGCGTGTTTGAACTATAAGAAATTTTTTGTAACTGAAGTCTATTAGTAATACCACCACTGTAATAAGTTACATAAGTTAAATAGCCAAGCGGATCATAAACTGAGCTATTATTGGTTAAATTGTAATTAGGTGAGCCTGAAGAAATTGTCTTTTTAGTGCCAAGAGATACTAAATCGCCTGATCCGTTCATCTCAATTGAAATACCATAAACAGTGTTACCTACCACAAAAAAGCCAATACCTCTTTCGGCCTGACTGTTATATACGCAAGAACTTCCAGCGTTTGTGTTAGTATCAAGATTAGCAGAATTGGAATTAAACGTTGGGGTAGTACCACTTACTGTAAAAGTAAACCCACGAGTATAATTACTATTTGAAGTAGACTTACCAATAAAAAGCACTCTCGGGGTTGTAGTGTTTACATAGGTAGCTGAAAGATAATGTATTGTAGTTTCGCTTGGAACAGCGGTAGAAGAATTTATAGTGACGCTAGTCCCGCTGACTGTTGCTACGTGAACCATTGTATTGTTCAAAGAACTAAACATATTTATAAAGACACACTTTTGTTCAGCTTCATGGTATACACCACACACATAACTAGAAGGTGAGGAATAAGGTGTGGCTGCTGTGCCTTTGGTCAAGTTAGTGCCAGAAATCGTCAAAACTACAATTTGGAAATAGCCAGTGCTGTAGTTGCTTCCAAGGACTACTTTTTGTGCAGAAGCATCATACACAGCTTGTAAATACCCGTAACTTCCAGCTCCCGAAATTTCAAGAGGTGTGCCGAATGTAATATCAGTACCACTTGGTGTCCCGACTACCGCATAAAGTTTTCCCGAAGCAGCAAAATCAATATAGGCAAAAACATACTTACCATCGGCAACATTAAAAGCAACAGAAAGATAACCCACTGTGCCAGTAGCGTATTCAGCTATTGCACCCATGTTTTCAGCTATTGCACTTTCGCCAACAGCCTCAACCTTGCCGTCACTGCGTAGAGCAACAGTCTGACCATTAGCCAACGTTCCTTGAGCGACAAACTCTATATTATTCTGGGTTCCACCAGATGGTATAAGCTCTGAAAGAGTAGACATTTACACACTCCAGCCAATCGTCCCATTGATGTAGGTCATCACGATTTCGGCAAAATTCTTATCGAAGGTAAGGTCGCTTGCGGCAGATGCAATGTTAGAGCCGTTACGAGCGACGGTAAAGTTAGTTGTCGCTGCTGCACCTGTACCATCTTT